TAGGGAAACATGGAAAGATTTTGCACAAATCAGGAAGTTTGTAATGCTTTAGAGATAAATCCTAATACTTTACAAAACTGGAAAAAGAAGGGTTTAGTGCTACCTCCTGCCGGAACTAAGAGAGATTTACTTGAAATTGCAAGATGGGTTGCAAATAAGCAGTCAATCAAACCAGCCAAGAGAGACCAAGCACAATTGATAGTCAACAAGTTTACAAGGAAAATGGAAGAGAATAAGGAGGAGAAAAAGCCCGTTCCAGAGATAAAACCTACTAAAAAACAAAAGGAAAAGCCAAAAGAAGCCTCCGCTTTTGACACAGCACTTGAGGAAAACTTGGAGAATTTGTCTATAGCAACAAAACAAGCTTTTGAACAGTACAGCAGAGCGATTAAACCAGTAGATGATTCAGACTTTGAAATATCCCCTGCTGTGGCTTTAAAACAATGGTCAGATGTTTCTGAGCTACTGAGAAAAACCGAAATGGATTGCTTTAAGATGTTGGAGAAGAAAAAACAGCTTGTCAGGCTTGATTCTGTTAGGCAAATGACTTCAGCTATATTTTCAGGATTAGCAAAAGCAATATTGATAGTACCACAAAAAGTATCTCCAGATGTTGATGGTGCTGAGTGGCATGTAATACAGGATGTTTTTAGAAAAGAGTTAATAAATGTCATCGAGCAATTCAGACAAGAGCTTACAGATTACCAATTGGATTAAGGAAGCTCTAGCTCCTCCAAGTCTTTTAAACCCGTGGCAATGGGCAGAGAAGTTTATCAATCTCACAGCTAGGACAGGAACAGCTCGACCAGGGAGATACTCTACAGAAATAACCCCTCATGTACGGGAAGTTATGGAAGAGTTTATTAATCCCAAAACAAGAATGATTAGTTTGTGCTTCGGGGCACAGTCAGGTAAGACACAAACAGAATTGAACCTTGTAGGATATGTGATTGAGAATTGCCCAGGACCGACTATGTTTATTGCTCCTAATCAAGAGTTTGCAAGAACTTCAATATCAGAAAAGAGGCTCCAGCCTTTAATAGAAGATAACAAGGTTTTAGCTAGGCACAAATTATCTAATAGCGATAAGTTTAAGTTACAGGATATGTCCTTGGACAATATGGATATTTACATGAGGTGGGCAGGAAGTCCTACAGCCATATCTTCTATTGCTGTTAAGTACATGTTTAATGATGAGGTAGATAAATGGAAGTCAGCTACAGAAAAAGAAGCAGACCCTATGTTTCTAGCAAGGGAAAGAACTAAAACCTTTGCTGATCATAAGATAATGAACTCCTCAACTCCTACTATTGAAGAGGGAAATATATGGAAGCTATTGAATAAAGGAGACTTCCGTAAATTTGAGCTTCCCTGTCCTTGTTGCGGAGAGTATTTTTTTCTTGAGTGGAAAATGATAAAGTGGAGTGGAAAATCAGATAACGAGATAGTTGAATCTACACATTTAGAATGTCCCCATTGTGCAGGAAGGATTCAAGAGAAGTATAAACGAGAAATGTTGAATAATGGTAGATGGGTAAAGACAAATCCAAATCCAGATATAGGACATGTTTCTTTTCATATTTCAGAGTTATATTCTTTATTTACAAAATGGACAGATTTAGCTTTAAAGTTTGTTTATGCCAAGAGGACAGCAAAGACAGGAGACTTTACAGAACTTCAAAACTTCGTGAACTCCTCTTTAGGAGAACCTTGGCTGTCCCCAATTTCGGCAGTAGCTAAAGAATCGGATTATTTACCTTTGATAGAAGAAAGACCGGAGGGAAGAGTACCTATGGACGGAGTAAGGATGCTTACTGCCGGATGCGATACACAAGATAATGGATTTTTCTTTGTAATAAGAGCTTGGGGAGATAATTATGAGTCTTGGTTAGTCCGTAATGGATTTGTACCAACATTCGAGGCTCTGGGGCAGGTACTTTTTGATGATAAATATAAAGATAGCATAGAAAGAGAATATATTGTAGGCTTGAGCTTCATAGATGCTATGGGACACAGGACAGCAGAGGTTTATGATTTTTGTAGAACATGGGGTAGAATATCTCCAACCAAAGGAGAAAGAACCATGAACGCACCTTATAAAAATACAAGAATAGAGTTTTATCCAGGGACAGACAGGGCAATCCCTGGAGGTGTTGACCTTATAAGATTGAACACAAAACATTATAAAGACCTGATAATAGGTAAAAAATCAATAGCCCCTACAGACCCAGGAGCTTTTCATTTACATAATGGAATAGAAGAGGGGTGCGACTATCTAAAACATATGACTGCTGAATATAGGGACGAAAAAGGAATCTGGGTATGTCCCCCACATAGGGCAAACCACTTCTTTGATTGTGAGGTAGGATGTATTGCTGCTGCTTATTATGCCGGAGTTGAATACATGACAGGATATTATGACAGAGAAGTACAACCGAGACCTAAAAAAAATCAAGTGGTGCAGAGTAATGAAAATTTGCAAAAAGGTGTAAAATCAAAAAGGAGATTTTGGTAAAAAGGTAAAAATATGGCTTTTACAACTTGGTCAGCAGTCGTTACACAAATAAAAGACGATATTGCAAATGGTGTCTATTCCAGAAAAGTAATTGAAATGGGAGGACAGAAGGTGGAATATTGGAATTTCAAAACTGCATTATCAATGCTAGAATATGCTGAACAGCGAGCAAATGAAGAGCTTTCTGTGTCCCAAAGACCTTTTCCTAGGACACACCTAATTACAACTAGACCAGGAACTAGATAATATGAATATAATAGATAGTGCAATAGGAGTAATTAGCCCTAAATGGGCAGTAGAGAGACAACTCTATAGAGAGAAACTAAAACATCTAAGACAGTATGCAGCAGCCAAGACTACAAGGTCTACCGGAACATGGGTAAAAGCTTCAGAGTCTGTAAATGACGAAATAGAGAACTCCTACAAAGAAATTATAGCTAGAGTAAGACAACTATCTAATGATTTCCCTGTGTTTTTCAATGCTTTAAATTCAATAGTTGATTTTACTGTAGGCTCCGGTATGAAGTTCCAAATGAAACTAAGACATGATAGTAGAGAACTGGATGAAAATAAAAATAACCTAATAGAGGATTTATGGGAAGAGTTTAAAGAAGCCAAGAATTGTGATTATGGACAAAGATTGTCCCTAGAAGATATAGCTAGACTTTGCCAGAGAACAAAATATGAATCAGGAGACTTTATTTTAGTCTACAGATATGAGGACGACCCAAATAGGATGTTGCCTTTCTCTTTACAGGTTTTAGACCCTAATGATTTGACTAGTTATGGGGCAAAAGGGGACGGAAATACTATTATCAAGATGGGAATAGAATATGACAGGAATACACTACAAACAAAGAATTATTATTTTGCAGATGATGACGATTATTCACAGAAGCATGTAAAAATATCAGCAAAGAATATTTTACATGGATTTGATGCATTAAGACCAGGGCAAATTAAGGGAATATCCCCTTTAGCTAGTGCTGTACTTATGGCTGACTCTATAGGAGAATATATAGGCTCAGAACTAGACGGAGCAAAACTAATGAGCAGGTATGTAGGCTTTGTAACCACACCTAATGCTTATGACTTCCAGAGATACAGGTCAGAATATGATTCTGATGATGGAATAAGGACAGAGGAAATAGATAGCGGAATACTTGAATATTTAAAGCCTGGGGAAGAGATAAAGTTTAACGACAAAACTAAAAACTCCTCAACTTTTGAACCTTTTATGAATAAGGTTCTCAGGATGATAAGTATTACAACAGGATTACCTTATGAAGTAGTGACAGGTGATTATCATGGGCTAAATTATACAGTATCTAGGGTATCTAGGAACGATATGGCGGTAAGATTAAAGCCTGTAAAGGATGCCTTTATTAATAGTTTTTATATGCCTATATTTAAGAAATTCCTAGAGGCAGCTTATCTAAAAAATAAACTTCCGTATTCTACATACATGACAAATCCGAGAAAGTTTGTAAGGGCAGCTACATTCACAGCCCCTGGCTTGCCAAAAATTGACCCAATGCGAGAAACTAGGGGACAGGTAGAGGGTCTGGATAATATGCTAATAACAAATAGTGAGATTGCCAGAAATGAAGGTAAAAGCTTTGAAGATGTAGTGCAGGAAGCAGCAGATGACAAGAAGCTAATGCAGAAGTTTGGATTAGAGAGATTGCCTGTTTCTGAAAGCCTACAAACAAATCCTGCTAAAGTTGAAGAAGAAGATTAATAGGCAGGTATTGTAAATTTGTTTTTCAAGGAGATAATTACACCATGAATGAGGAAAATAGAAAATTAGTTGAACTTGCCCAGAGGGGTATCACTTTTCGTGAAGCCCAGAAAGCAAAGCCTGAGAAGGACAATAAATACATACGGTTTATTGCCACTTCAGAGACCCCTACTACAGTTTTCGATTGGGAGAGATGGGAATATGTTGACGAAGTCCTTTTGATGGACGGGTTTAAATTAAGGTCAGGAGACCAAGTTCCTTTTTGTGATAGTCACAATAGGAGTAGGTGTGCTGATGTATTTGGAAGAGCTTTTAACTGGAGCGTTAAGGGTGATAGAGTGGAAGCGGATGTGGAATTTGCGGATGATGAAAATAGTCAAAATATAAAGGCTAAATATGAAAAGGGCATATTAACAGATTGCTCTATAGGTTATATAGTAGAAAAATCTGTTTATATTGCAGAAAATGAAAGTGGAGTTGTAAATGGTAGGACTTTTAATGGTCCCTTGAAAGTCAGTACCGAGTGGAGAGTTTTAGAGCTTAGTGGAACACCTGTAGGGGCAGATGTTGAAGCTGTAGCAAAAAAGGGACGGAGTTTTGTTTTTTCAGATAATAGTAAAGGAGATAAAATGGGCGATAAAGTCAAAAAAGATGAACCTGTAGCAGAAGTACAGGTAAAAGAAGATGTAAAAGTAGAAGCACCTAAAGGGATTTCTATGGAAGAAGTAAGAAAGCAGTTAGCAGACCAGCTTATTAAGGAAAGAGAAAGGTCAGCAGAGATAACAGCTATGACCAGCAAGTTTGGCATGTCAGAAAGGGCAGCAGAACTTATTGCTAGTGACAAGTCAGTAGACGAAGTAAGGAAAGAAATTATGGACAGTTATGTAAGAGACAATAAAGAAGAGAATGTGGCTACAGTAGTGCCAGGACAGGATGCTAGAGACAAATTTGTAAGAGCAGCATCTGATGCTCTACTTATTCGTGCAGGTCTACCTGTGGAAGAAAAGGAAGCGGATGGAGCTCGTGATTTGGTAGATTTTTCCCTCTTTGATTTATCAAAAGAATGTGTTAGATTAGCTGGTGGAAGCACGAGAGGAACAAAGCTAGAGATAATACAGAGAGCTTTATCTACTTCCGACCTGCCTAATGTTTTGGCAAATACAGCTAACAAGAAAATGAATATTGCTTTTGATAGCACACCTGCAACATGGAAAGAATGGTGTTCTACAAGTGAAGTTGCTGATTTCAAAACACATACTCTAGTTAAGTTGTCAGAAGGCTCTGCACTAGATTTGGTCTCAGAGAATGGTGAATACAAACATGGTAGTATTTCAGATGAGGCAGAAACTTATAAGTTACTTACTTACGGAAAGGAATATACTTTTGGAAGGCACATGCTTATAAATGATGATCTAAATGCTCTTATGGATTGGCTAAATGTAATGGGAGAAAATGGAGCTAATAAGGTTAGCGATTTGGTTTATGCTAGTGGTGACTTGCTAGGAAACCCAACAATGGGGGACAGTAATAGTTTGTTTGATACTTCAAACCATGGTAACTTAGCTTCTAGTGGTGCAGCCCCATCTATTACTACAATAGGTGCAGCAGTAACAGCAATGAAGAAGCAGACAGACTTGGCTGGTGAGAGAAAACTAGCTATTCAGCCTGTTTATTTTATTGCTCCTGTAGGTCTCGAAACCACAAGTGAACAGCTTTTTAGAAGCCAAATGGAAGGAACTCAAGCTAAACCTACAACCATAAATCCTTATGCAGGTAGTTTCCTGAAGAGAATTTATGAAGTAAGACTTGACCCAACTAGTGGTGCTCTACCTTGGTACATTTTAGGCACAAAGGGCAAAACAGCAGAAGTTGTTTTCCTAAGAGGCTCAAATCAAAGACCTATTCTTGAGTGGTCTCGTGAATTTAATACTTCAGGTATTAAGTATCGTGTCACTTTGGATTGTGCAGTATACGCTAAAGATTATAGAGCTTTTTACAAAAACCCAGGTGCTTAGTCTGGGTTTTAACTAATTTTTTAAAATAAGGAGAAATAAATGAGTGATAATTATGTGCAAAAAGGCGAAGTAATTGACTGGACAAATGGGACTGGTTCCGCTGTTAGTGCCGGTGATGTTATTGAGTTTACCGACAAAATAGGAATAGCAGAAACTGATATAGCTAATGGTGCCACAGGTGCAGTAGCTGTAGAGGGTGTTTTTACACTTTCAAAAAGTACAGATGCTACAGCAGGTGTTTTTGCTCCAGGCAAGAAAGTCAATTGGGACACTACAAACGATAGGGCTACTTTATCAGCAACTGGTATTCAGCCTTGTGGATATTGTATTGAAACTGTAGTTGCAGCTACAACCACAGCAAAAATTAAAATTAACGCTTAGTTTTAATTATACAAAGGACTAGGGAGTTTACTTTCTAGTCCTTTTTTATAATGGCTAATTCCACAATAGAAAACTTATTGGCTGCGGATAATGCTCTTTTCAAGAATGAAATGGGCAGGAGTGTAACTTATTATCCTGAATATCCAGATGAGGGAATAGCTTTAGCGGAGTCAGTAACAGCCATACTAGACAAAGAAGAGGATGCGGGACAGGCTACAGGGTTAGATAGGGATTATCAGGACAGTATTGCAGATAGGGCTATTATTTATATAACCAGAGAGGATTTATCTGTCACTCCGCAATACATGGATGCCATATTAGACGATGA